CGCACAAATCATGGTGAGATGATGACTGAATACAAAACTGTATATTGTCATGGTGGGGCTGGGACGATGGCGACAGCAGCTTCTTGCGGTTGTAAAGTTATTTCTCTGTCCACGTTGCTTGATCGTAATTACGTGGAAAATCCAGCTTTTGTCTTTAAATCTGATCCTGAAAAGATCTTATATATGCTGATCAGTACTTTTACCGGTAAGAACCAATTGTTCGTTTTGTACCGCCTTTTGATCGCTGGCGAAGTAAGGGCGTTTTATGGTTATCTAGCCAGGTGTTTAATAATGCATTTCCGATGCTTATTGTGTCTATGCACTTTAATAAAACACAATGCTTTTGCAGTTTATTATTCTCTTGATAGTCTAACCATAGGATCGTTTATTGTGAAATTTCTTACATATGGTGGGCAGGCTATAAACCCGTTCCTTCTGGTAGTGGTGGTAGTTATTGTCAAGTGTGTCATAACAACTCGACGAAAAAGAGATATGTTGAGAATGTTGACACAGCACACAAAAACGTACATCAATGGTCTCTTAAACCAGAGGACTTTGACATGGTATTTATGGCTTGGTGAACACACTGGATATGGATTGGGTATTGTATTGATCAACATATACAAAGTTCTTTGCAATAAGTATCACACAACGCTAATTAAAGCAAGTTTGAATATGATTTACTACTTTGCTAGCTCTAAGCATTTATCAAGGGATACTATTCAGATCAGGTACATCAGATTGGATGGTGTTTTGGGTTATTTACCAACGCGACATGTCGAGTTTGTCAACCCCAGGACTAATGAATGTATGGGTATAACTGCCGTGAAGAAAGATATAGTTCGCTGTGAATACTACGAAAACTATAACAACAGGGAAGGTAGAGTGTATGCGACCAACTGCCCTATTGAACATTGGGGAGTGCTGAAGGAGAAAATGAAATCGAAAGATGGGAAAGTGTATCATGCATTCATGAATTGCCAATGGTCTGCATATCTGGCTTTAAGGAAAGAAGACCAGTATAGTTATATAGGATTCCAGTTAGCAGTCTTAATGTTATTTTCTGGTATATTGATCATGGTATTTGGAGTTGCTCTCCTACTAGTGATATTCGGTTCTTTAGGGTTGATTATGTCAACAGCCCTTTATGCATCGGCGATGCCTATCTTGAACGGCAATGGTGACATCCAGGGTTTCCTGATGGATTTCTACGATCTGATAGTTTTCTTATTCTCTCCCGTTACAACGGTACTACCCTTAGTTAATGAGACGACGAGTGATTATAACACTAAGCTGGTTAAGGTTGAAGTTAATGGCAAGTATTACCCGGTCATGAAACCCGATAAATGGTGCGCAAGGCGCGAATATAGTTTGTGTAGAGACTATGAGTACTTATACCCTCACTCTTTAACAAAGGAAGCTTTCGATCCTGATCCAGTAACAACAGCATTGAGTAAGTCGCTAAACATACCTGAGTACATTAAGGGTAAAGTTGCAGTCACAGCCACAACAGCCGAAAGGATTATACCAAGGGGCCACATTGAGAATATGCTGAACTATCATGATCATGTAATTGTTCTATCAGATAAAATGATCGAAATACCAGGTTGTTTAGTCATCCAGATCAGTTGTTCAGGTAGAATGCTGGCTTACTTGCGATGTTGTATGCCTGAGAGGGAAGGGACTACCTGGTACGTTTACAATGCGTCCAAAGGGAATGGTGTTCCATATGAATATCTAATGAGTATCCTTAACATTAGTGCAGATATCGACAATAGCTATGATTTCGGTTCTGCAATGTGGTATGGTGTACACCAATCAAGTTGCAGCAATCTTTGGTATAGGAGAAACCCGTTGGAATCACAGTTGAATGGTGAAATATACGGGTCTGATGAAGTGTTATGGAGGTATGCCAAAGGGATATGCTATTGCCAGTTATGCCCCGAATTAATTCATCAATTGAGCACTAGGATAGTTGATTTTCAGTGTGAGCGTACAATTAGGGTTTTCAAGTGGACGAAAAGATATCACCCTATAGTAGAATATGATATTGACGATTGGAACTGGTCCCAGCATATCAAGGGTCTTAAGTCTCGAAAGAAAGGTCCAATCCTACCCGTTTGGTTTCCAAGCAGGACTGGTATTTCCATTAACGGAACCGAAATTCCTTTAGGGCCTATACTTTCCAACTGTTATAAGGATGACACTCGAGATGGATTTCTAAAAGGACTACGGTGTAACAGCGCACATACGTTAGCTAAAATAGCTATGACGGGCGAGAAGATCGCTTTTAAACTATGCCGTGAACTGTTA